GCCCTACGCCATCACGGTGCCGCAGACCAACACCGTCGTGCGCGTCACCAGGGAATGGCGCTATTACTGCGAGGACTGCTCAGACAGTGGACGAGTCGCGCGATGGTGCGGGCATCCCGCGCAGAAAAAGCCGTGGCAGACCGAGCTGCCCTGCGAGCGACGAGGAGAGCACGGGACGCATGAATGGATGGATCGGTGTCCCTGTGCCGAGACCAATCCCGCGCTCGTGCGGAAACGCGCGCGCCAGGCACAATATGCCGCACAACACAGCGCCACCCGCCCCCGATAAGGCACCCGCGTCGCCGCCTCGTACGGATACGCGCCGCTGTCCTCATTGCCGGGAAGACCGTCTGACCGAGCGCATCGGGGACCACTGGTTTTGTCAGGTCTGCGCGAAAACGTGGTGAGGGACACCACGCGGCGACACCGGGGACGCGCCAGTACCTAACTCGTACAAGTGACGCCCATTCTGTACGAGTTAGGTAGCGCCGCCCCCTCGGCACCTCCTCTAACTATTCGGACTCACGAGATGCGTCGGTCCGGTCGTGATAAAGCGCAGCGCGATGTTCAGCGCATTCGCAATGAGCAGCGCCGTGCCGCCGGGGAGCGGAATAATCCCAGCCAGCTCAGCAGCGGCTGACAGCGCGTTGACCCACACTGTTTTCGATTTCCACCACGGTTTAGACATCGCACGCTCCTTTGTGAACACAGCGAGTAAGCGCGTGGCCGATCGGTAAATTTTCCACGCGCGCCACGGCGTCATGTCCGGGATTCCCGACGCCCTCCACACAAGCCGCCGGTATAGCGATGGCCCTTGCGGACCTGGACATGGAAATGCGCGCTCGGCTTCCCATGATTTTCGTAGTCCAGCCAGAAACGAGGGCCTAACTCCCGACGCAGACGTCGCAGAAATCGCTGACGGCTCTCATGCGTCACGAAGGACCGCGATCGGATATCCAGGGCCTCGTTGGTGTAGTGTCTCGACCGTGGGCGCTGGCTATGCTGGCCGTCATTAGCCGAGGTGATGACGATTTCCTGCATCGGGATTCGTTCAGCCACGATCTGGAGCGCACCCAGAATTCTGATGAGCCCTCGGGTGAAGCCTTTGAACCGCACGGACGGCTTGCAGACCACGCGCGCCATCAGGTGTTCAACGCCCGGTCAATACGCTCACGGATATACCTGAGGTCTGCCTTGACTTCGAGGAGCTGCTCGGAATGTGCCCGCACGCGACTATGCAGCGTCACGAGCCACGCGACCGCCGCCGCCGACGGGACGCCCACCGCAATGACCAGGCTTACATCCTCCATGACTTAGCTGGGAGGGGGCGGAGGCCAGACGACGTCCACGGGATTGACGGTATTCGCGGGGAGGTCGCGCAGGGCTTGCCGATACGACGCCCATGCGAGCACCGCTGTCTCGTCCAGCGGTGCCCCAGTGATCTGGGTCCAATCGCTGTGGTACAGGAGCCTGTCGCGCTCCGTCCGCAGCGCGTCCCACGCCGCGACCTGCCCGGACACGTAATCCGCTTCCGCCTGCGCGAGTTCCGCCGGACTCGGTTCGGCCATCGGGCCGTCCCACAGCACCACATGATTTTCCTGTGTCGCGCAGCGCGCGCCGGGCCAACGCCATTGAATCGCGTCCATAATGAGTGTCATGCCATGATCTCCGTCAGCGTCATCGTGGATGAGGCCCCCCCATTATTTACCCCGACCGCCGCAATATTCGACTGGCTTCTGAGCTGGGTCTTGTACACCCGCGATGACGCAGTGCCGGGTGCATCGAGATAGTCGATACCCGTCGTACCCGTCACGGTGACCGTGCTGCTCGTCCGCCCCTGTGCCAGCGTCCAGACCACGACGATACTCCCACCGCTCAGCAGTGACAGTTGAGCCGCCGTATCCCCGGTGTTTTTCTGCACACCGTTGTGGATGGCCGAGGCGAGCACAAGATTCGCGGCACTCGACGGGGTGATGGTGGCCGTGAGCCCGGTGTCCACGTCTGTGTTCGAGCTGGAGGTCGTCCCCGTGGTGTCGCGCGCGTACACGTAATTCAGCGGCGTCCCCGGCAAACGCACGCTCTCGTCAAAGGTCTGTACCCGCGTGGGCACCGCCGACCAGGTGCCTGCCGTTGAGAGCCCCGATTCATAGGTGACGTACCCCAGCACCGTGTAGGATTTTGCCGTGACACCAGCCGACCCGTAGAAGACCTGCGCACTATCAGCCCCGGTACTGACGGCCGTGGCTGACGCGATGCCCCACGCCGCGAGGGGATACACAGATGTGGTCGTCGCGCAGTTAATCGCCGCTAAACGGACGGTGCCCCCGTCGTTGAAGGCCACGATCCAGAGCCTGAAGGGGATGTCGTTGGTAGTACCCATGAGCGCCGTGTCTGGAATCGCCACGGTCGTCGCGGCCGTCAGCGAGATGGTGGTGGGCGCGCCTGTCGCGAGCGTGATATTGCGAAACGTGACATCAACCGGTGACCCGCTGGAAGGGGCCGCGCCCGCTGCCGACACCACCGACAGCGTCAAAATATTGGACCCCACCGCCGCGGCAATGTAGGGCGTACTGTTGGACGCCGCCGCGGATTCCCACACACTGCCCGTACTTTTGAGGACATTCCCAGACGTGGACGGTGCCACGAATGTCACATCGCTCGTGCCTGCGCCGATGATGACCGACGCACTCGTGAGCGTGTTGAGCCCCGTGCCGCCACTCCCCACGGCGAGCGGGGTGCTCAGCGTGAGAGTCGCGACGGACGGGTCGTCCGTCCAGGCGGCCACCGCTCCCGTGCCGCCGGACTTCAGGAGCTGCCCTGCCGCCGCCGGGGTAATCGACTGGACCACGGCCGTCGTAGTCGTGCCGCCGAGTAGTACGCCGTACGCCGTCAGCGCGCTTTTGCCCGTCCCGCCTTGCGAAACAATGAGCGGCAACGTCAGCGGGTTGGCGTTCAGAATCAGGGTGCTCGTGGTCTGTGCAATCCCGACGAGACGCGACAGCGTGGGCGCGGTACTGGTAATCGCCCCCGCCGTTTCGCTCACGTAGTATTTCGTGCCGACCACGACGGACGTCGCAGTCGTCGCTTCACCAGCGAGGCGGATAGTGCCAGAGGTGTTGATCGCGATGGCGCTGACCGCGATGCCGATTTCAATCGCCGTGGTGGATTGATACGCATTTGATGCGTCCGCGAGGTACCACAACCCCGCAGTGCCTGATGCGTCACCCGTCGCGCTGATATACACCACCTCGCCAGCCGCAATCGCTTCCCCGGCAGTCCCGGTGATATCGAGGTTTACCGACGATCCAGGCACGGCTAGGATATTGTCCTGGGTATCGATCGCATCCCCCCCCGCAGTGGTCACGACGAATTTATAGGACAGTCCGGCGCTCAGATACGCGACGAAGCGGCCCGCACTGTCGGCGACAATCGGGTTCGCATTCGCGACGTCGCCTGTCGATGTCGTGTACGTCGCGGCTGCCGTCGTGGTCCCGGCGAGGTACGTATTGATGAGCGCCCCAGAGACGGGGTCGCCGGCGCTGTCCAGGACGGTTTGATACGGGGTGGGGGTGAGGGTGAGAGCCATGCGTTATTGCCTTTGTGGCGTGAAGGGTTGTGGGGTGATATTACTGATGCTAGAGGTGTCCCTATTACGAACGCCCTCATGCGCGACCGATGGCCCTATAAGCGCACCCATGCGCACACCACGTCGTCGACCAGTTTTACCAAGTGTATCGAGTAACCGACTTCGTGTTGGCTGATGAACCAAAATGCGCCCGAGGGCATTGAATGATCCAATCGATCCACCCGCAACCAGTGGCTCAAAGACTAGGCCCGCAGCCATGCCAACATTGAGACCCTGGGCGAGAAACCCTAAAAAGCTATCACCTGACGGACCAAACACATGCTGGGCTTGCCTAATCAGTGCGTTGATCTCTTTCAGTTCTTGTCCGGTGAATAATTGTTGTAACCGGGCTTCTCCCAGAGTGTTTTCTTGCCATCGAAGTAATTGGCGAGCATTAAAGGTTGACGCTGGCGTCGCCGATTCAACCACACCAGACATCGCCGCCACATCCTCCGCAATGCCTAAACGCGCGGTAATTTCTCCTTGGGTGGCCCTATCAAAAGCATCCGCTAATAAACGGGCACGCAGTTCATCCCAATTCTTAGGTGATAGCGTCTGCTTGATGATGTCGAGGTCGTTAGCACTTGCTTTTGCCAGCAACCGATGTACTTGCTCTGGCTGGGCGTTCCGAATGCCTTTCAAAAGGGACTCGTTGAAAGTTTCCTTCAACTGACGCCACTTCGCATTCGCGTCACGCACACGCTTCCCAAGTCCGGGGATCTTACTCGCATCAGCAGCCTCCTGCATCGCCTCAGTAGAAATCTTCACAAGCTGCTTAGCGAGCCCTTGGGACCGCCCTCCGATGGGGAGGTCCATAGACCGAGACATGTCGTACAGCGTGGTGCGAATATCCTGATAGGTTTGGAAATCTGCCCTGTTCGGCGCTCTCATAATCGTCCGTAATTCGCCACGCATCCTGTCTATGTCTGATGTTTTCAGGTACTTAGCTGCCTCATCAAGTTTGCTGAGTCGCTTCACAGCAAAGTTCTTCAATGAATCCAATGGAACGGTTACACCGCCAAACCCTACATCCTCAAGTACTGGGACAGCCTGTTGCACTACCCGACCAGATGGATCTAGGAGCCCTCCTGGCGATGGAACGCTCGTGGTTTGTGGCACACCTCTGATGACCGCCTGTTGTTGCCTATGCGTGACATCAGTGAGCCTGTCTATGGCGGCATACTCCAACCCCATAGCATCGGTAGCCTCGTCAAGAGCCTCCTTGAGAGACACCTGGCTCCGCGCACCCACCCCTCTGGCCGGCCTCCGTGGAGATATGCGCTCTGTAAGTCGATTCGCCCAGTCTGCAACTTGCTCTTGCTGTTTTATCAATAACCGATTAAAACTCCCTTGGGCCGGATACAGCTTCCGCACCAACGCCTCGCCTTTTTCAACGGCGGGAGCCAACGCACTCCCCCTGGCTCGCATCCGTTGAGCCAGCGACATATCGACCCGTGGAAGAGCCGATGGACGTGCCACTCCACGTACCGCCCCTATCGTTTTGGCCGCTCCCATAGGGGCAAAAAGGCCAACCGCGGCACCCAATCCTCCAGCCACGTCTCCACGTCCGATCTGTTCCCCAATGTTCGCCGCCACCGGACCCACCACGGGAAGCAGCCCGGCCCCTGTGTGCCCGATCATTT